GGACAGCCGAAGCGGTAGTAGCAAATCAGCCAGAGCCAGCTAGTCCAGCACCAGCCATGGATCCAAGCATGATGGGCGGTATGATGTAGAATAAAATATAAACCCTTGATACATCAAGGGTTTTACGTATTTTTTCTTGTGGTGTAAAGCCAAAAGGGGCAAGGAAGGGGCAAAGAGTTATAAATTATTTAAAGCGGATAAGATATCGTCTTTGCTCTTTTTGGTAACATGGTTGTAAATAGAGATTGTAGTCTTCGCGTCTCCGTGGCCTACCCGTTCCATGATAGCCTTTAATGGGATATTCCTTTCGGACAGAAGAGATACATGGCTGTGCCTGAAGATATGGCTTGTCAATCTTTTTTGGATACCAAGTTCAACTTCTGCTTCGTGTAGCGTCGCATTGATTGATTGGATTCCAAGAGGAGTCTTTTTCTTTTTATTAAAAATAAAAATATAATCGTCTTCTCCATAACCTGGAATTAAAACTTGATTCTCCATAATAACTTCATCTAAAATCTCTATGGCTCTCTCTGGTAAAGAAACGGTTCTGTTCGAGTAGAAATTCTTCGGAGTCGTGATTTTTGCATCTTCTAGTCTCACGGCAGTATAATCCAAAGTCCCGTTTACTCGTATTGATCCGTTAAAATAATCTTTTTTTAACAAAGCTTGTAACTCTCCATATCTCAAACCAGTCAGGCTGAGGAATTCGCAAATTCTGGCGTGCATAACCTTCCGAGGCTTTGAATACAGGTGTTTTATGAGTAAATCTATCTCTTCTTTTTCTAAATATTTGTCTTCGATTAGACGCTTTTTCTTTTCTTCTTCTACCTTTTTTGGCTCTAATCGAACGCTTGCGACAGGGTTATTGCTTATTATTTTTAGCTCCACTGCGTGATTAAGCAGCATAGATAACACTGTTCTTGTTTGCTTGGTATAATTTAGGGAATAATCTCCGAATGTGTACATTTCATCTACGATTTGTCGGACAAGAGCTTCATCAATGTTCCTTACTAATATGTCCGAAGATATGATTTTGTAGATATGATGCATCATAGGAAGAATTTTTATCCAGCTTGATCGCTTATTTTTCTTCTTGTATCTCTCAAACCATTGAATATACAATTCACCAAACGTTATATCGCTCTGTAATACATTGATTTCTTTCTTCCCTATCTTCTCATCAAGCAATTTTTGAGCCTCTTTCTTAGCCCTGCTTGATCCCGAATCAAGAGTGACAGATACCCTCTTCCATTTCTCGGTATATGGGTCTTTGAATCTCTCGAAATATTTATATTTCCCGTTCGGTAATTGTTCTACCCACATTGTATTTGCACCTCTTTTTTGATATAATGGGTATAGTAAAAAGGGCTTTTTAATGCCGTTTACTATACATGGATTTCCTCACACTCAAAGTTTGGCGATGGAGAGTGTGGGGATTTTTTGTTTTATTCAAAAAATCTTTCGACGTTGTTTGCTTGTGCTTGAGTTAACTTTGTTGAAACGGTTTTTATCTCACCAGTCACGATATTTCTAAGCGATATAGAAGCTAACCCAGGCTTTTCTTCTTGTGTAGTAACTGATGTAGAGTTGATGGTGCCTTTTCTCTTTCCGGAAGCACCAACCATTCCGCCGACAACTGTTCCGAGTCCGGGCGCTAAAACAGTACCTAAAGCAGCACCAGCAATCGTACTAGTTTTCTTTCCTTTTTGCTTAGTTTTTCCTGTAGTCGTCGTACGCTCAATAATTGTAGAACCAGAAAAACTAAAATTTTCAAAATCATAAAGTACCGGTTCTTCTGAGTACATGCCGATATAGTATTGACCATCAACTGTTTTTCTAACAGTAGTAGAACTAGTAAATTGATTAGGAGCTGGTAGTGTTATTTTTGTTTCTAGCGACGCTTTTTTTCTTATTTCATTAGCTTTGCTTATACCTTCTGCGGTCTTATTGACTGCAGTTTTTGCTAAGTCTTTTAATTTGTTGAAATCCATATTATCACCCAACTAGCCTATAAAATTCGTCAATGACCATTAGTTCGTCTGTTGTCGTTTTTAATTTATGCCGTTCCATAAAACTTAAATAATTAAAATCTTCTTTTTCTATTCCTTTTAATTCTTCTTCCAGCAGAGCATGTATCATGCTTCTATTGGCTTCGTTCTCGCACTTTATCGGGTTGATGGTATATTCCGTACTAGAATGGCTCAAGTGACCCAGCTCGTGCAGTATAACCCGATTCTGAGCCTCTCCTGATAAAGCCTTATTTACAAATACTATTTTTATCTCATCGATATAAACACCGTGCCTATGCCATAATTCTTTATCAAAATAAGCAACTTGGACACCGTGCTTGTCGCAAATTTCTTCTATAGTCATAATCTTCCCTTAAGATATATTTCAATAATATTTTGGATTGCTTGGATATCGTCCTCATTCAACGGCTTCCCATCAAATGTTTTTGCGTTTTCCGCCATTTTACGTAAATCTGTTTCGGTGTATGGCTCGTCGCTCATACCCAAAATCTCATTGGTTGACACACCTAAAATTTTAGCCAACTCCATTAATTTCTTACCAGTTGGCAAGTTCGTCCCGCTTTCCCATTTGGAAATAGTGCTTTGAGATTTATATCCAAGCATTTCTGCTAATGACATTTGATCTATGTTTTTCAGTTCACGAAGATTCCTGATTCTTTCCCCAATTTCTGGGTGTGTTTCCTTTTTAACCATGATTATTTTGCTCCTCATTTTTACAATTACATTATATAGTATAAATGATTTAAAATCAAGAGAAATAAAAATAGTTTCAAAAAAATATGAAAAAAAATCAAAAAGACTATTGACTATGATTTTAAATCATGATATACTTAATTCATAAATCACAAAAATGATTTAAAATCATATAGAAAGGAGATGCCAAATGGGAGAGCCAAAAGTGACCATCGCAGAATTGCGAGCAAAACACAATAAGATGAGGCAGAGTGATTTAGCTAAAGCGGTTGGGGTAACTACTCAAACCATCGTAGCGTGGGAGAAAGATATCACAGCTATTAGAGGCGAACATCTTTTGAAACTTTGCAAAGTCTTAGACACAACAGCTAGCGACCTATTAGGTGCTTAATTTTTTAACATTTATATGATTTAAAATCATATAGAAAGGAGAAACGCGAGTGAAAGTTGAAGGGATCACTACTATAGATTCTGAAATCAATTTCGGTGAATGTCATATCCATGATGTACCTGAAGAAATAAAAAAGCTCTTTCCAGATCAGAACCTAGTAAAGGTTACTGAAAAAGGAAAAAGCTACATCCTGAACACAGACTATATCGTATTACTTTTTACGGGTCTGTGAAAGTGCCGATCCAGCGATAGACTTCGTTCGAGCAGAAGAACGCCCGTCACGAAGAGCTTTGCTTGCTTTGGTGGCGACTTTAGCAGATGTCTGCTTGGTATTTTTTGCCATAAGCAATCCTCCTTTCTTAATTATTTGACTTGTTATTTTCATAAGGAGTTAGAAAGGTCTTATCAAAACGTTTTAGTCAATATATATTATATGATTGTAAACGTATGCTGTCAATATATTGTGTAAAAAATGTATATCTATTTTCTGCAACGCAATATATAGTAAATATTTATAAAAGGAGGCTACAAATGCTTTGGGAAACAATATCTAAAAAGTTATCAGAAAAAAACTGGACAATTTATAAACTTTGTCTAGAAGCTGGGATAGGGACTGCTGGAATTTATCGTCTAAGAGACGGTGTGATCAAAGACTTACAATTTGAAACGGTAAGAAAAATCGCAGACGCATTAGATATGAGTCTGGAAGAATTTAGATAGAAAGGAAAGTTTATAGTGGTACATATCGAAATTGAAAATTTATCAGATTTCATAGAATCTGCCGAAGAGGTTGTTAAAAAAGCCGAAGAACTAGAAGCAGCTGTTCAACGGCTAAATGAAATGGAACTTGAGCTAAAAACCAAGACGACTAATAAGTAAAGCTTCTTGAGCTTCAAAAGAAATCAAAAAGCACCTAACAGAAGTCAGGCGCTTACCAAAAATAACTAATTGAATTATATCACAGAAAGAGAGGTAAATCCATGCCTAAAGCTGAATTAGTTTACAGACCAGCTAATCAATCCGAAAAAGCGGTAGCTGGCGACTATGAGCACCTTTGTCAAATGTGGCAGGGCTTGACTCCCGGCACGGCTAAAGTTTGGGCAAGAGAAATGAGAGAACACCCGGATTTTAGTAAATACATAGATAACCCAACACACAAGATTATATTTATCAATTACGAAGGATTTCGCTTGTTTGTTAAGTGGAAAAGCAGGAATCGCTATCGTGCAAAAAAAGAAACGCTCGGTGAGATGCTGGAAAACATCAAATTTGAAGAACGGGCGATGATTAAGAAAGGATAAAAAATGATTTATTTACTAATTACAATGACTATTTTAAACTTCGCGACTCTATGTGTTGCTTGGTATTACAAAATAAGGTTTGAAAAACGAGGAACGGATCAGGAGATTTTTCAGCGAGAAGCGCAAAGAAGGAGCGCACTGTCTCGTGCAAACGGGTCTGCGTTTACTTGGGATAAAGAACCAATGATTAGAAAGGTGGTAGAAATGAATGGTAACCATTAACAAACTAGAAATCGAAAATGTCAAGCGCGTTAAAGCAGTCAAGTTAGAACCGTCAGCAACTGGTTTGACAATTGTTGGTGGAAATAACAATCAAGGAAAAACAAGTGTGCTGGACGCTATTGCTTGGGCGCTAGGAGGTAACAAATACAAACCTAGCCAGGCACAGCGTGAAGGCAGCACGATACCGCCTAGCCTTAAAATTACGCTATCAAACGGCTTGATTGTGGAGCGTAGTGGCAAGAACAGTACACTCAAGGTTATTGACCCAAGTGGGAATAAAGCTGGCCAAAACTTACTGGATAGCTTCGTGGAAGAATTGGCTATCAACTTGCCGAAATTTATGGAGCAGACCAGCAAAGAAAAGGCTAAAACTTTACTACAAATCATCGGAGTCGGTCCGCAGTTAGCTGAACTGGAAATGCAGGAAAAGGCCAAATATGACGAGCGCCACGCAATTGGTGTGATTGCTGACCAAAAGGAGAAGTTTGCGAAAGAACAACCGTACTATCCAGATGCGCCGAAAGAGCTGGTCTCTATCGCTGAACTTATCCAACAGCAACAAGCTATCCTTGCAAAAAATGGCGAGAACGCTCGCAAGCGTCAGAATTTAATTGCTATCCAAAATCAACACGATTCAGCAGCTGCAGAAGTCGAACGATTGGAGCAATTGCTGGCTGATGCCAAAGAAAAAGAAAGTCAGTTAGCTCAAGACTTGGCTATTGCAAATACTGACGCTATGGATCTTCTTGATGAATCAACTGAAGAAATCGAAAAGAACATTGCAGAGATCGACGAAATCAATCGTAAAGTGCGTGCTAATCTGGACAAGGACAAAGCAGAAGAAGATGCCAAAGGCTATCGCGAGCAATATCGTGAATTAGACCTTGTTATTGCGGACATCCGCAAGCAGAAGACAGATCTGCTTACTAATGCAGACTTACCGCTGCCGGGCTTGTCCGTGGATGATGGAGAATTGCTCTATCTTGGTCAACGCTGGGACAATATGTCAGGTAGTCAGCAATTGCAAGTGGCTACGGCAATCGTGCGCAAATTGAAGCCAGAGTGTGGATTTGTCTTAATCGACAAGCTAGAGCAAATGGATCAGCTGACTTTGCAAGAATTTGGCACATGGCTCGAACAAGAAGGCCTGCAAGCAATCGCAACTCGTGTATCAACTGGCGATGAATGTAGCATCCTGATTGAAGACGGCTATAGCGTTAAGCCAGAGGTGGCACAAGCACCAAAAACATGGCAAGGTGGATTTTAAGAAATAAAGGAGAACAATCATGAAGAAAACAGAAACTTTTATCGTATTACGTAACAAAAAAACAGGCGAGTTTTTAACAAAATACAAAAGCAAAGAACAAACTCTTGCTTATTCATCACACTATACAGATGAGTTAAGTCATGCTGCAAAAAATGGTGTCGAAGCGACAAAAAAACAAATTGAAGATTTTACAAAACTAGCGAATGCATTCGATTGTGAATTGCTCGAAGTGACTGCAACGTATGAGCTCAAAACACTTGATGGCGAAAATCCGGAAGATTTAACGGATAAAATCAAAAACCCAGAACGCGAGTCGTTCAAAAAGTTTCTTGACATGTTAGCGAATGAATTGGAGGACGACTAAATATGCAAATCACAAGAGGAAAACGGGCACGAGCTCAAAAGGTAGTTATCTACGGCCCTGAAGGAATTGGGAAGTCCACGTTTGCTGCTGAATTTCCAAATCCAGTCTTCATCGATACAGAAGGGTCAACGGATAACATGGACGTGGCACGGTTAGACAAGCCAACAAGCTGGACTATGCTTAACAATGAGATTGCTTTTATCAAAGCGAATCCGACCGAGTGCGGGACACTCGTCATTGATACGATCGACTGGGCAGAATCCATGGCGGTTACTCATGTATGTTCTCAACACGGTAAGCAAGGGATCGAAGATTTCGGTTGGGGCAAAGGCTATACCTATGTCCAGGAAGAAATGGGGCGTTTCCTAAACAGTTTATCCGACTTGGTAGATATGGGTATCAACGTGGTATTGACTGCGCACGCTCAAATCAAGAAATTTGAACAGCCAGATGAGATGGGGTCTTATGATCGTTACGAGTTGAAACTCGGTCAAAAAACAGGCTCTAAAACTGCTCCACTAGTCAAAGAATGGGCAGATATGGTTCTATTCGCCAACTACAAGACCTTGGTCATGACGACTGATAACGGCAAGAAAAAAGCGCAAGGTGGTGAGCGCGTAATGTATACCAACCATCGACCAGCTTGGGATGCCAAGAACCGACATGGGTTACCTGATGAAATGCCATTTAATTACAGCGGTGTAGCTCATATCTTTGCAAATCAGCAAGTGCAGGCTCCACAGCAAGCTACGCCAACACCACAACAGACGCAAACGGAATTGCCAATTGACATGTCGCAAGTGGCATCTAAACCGCAAAATAGCGTCCCTGAGGAGCCACAGGCTCAAATTGAACCGACACAACCAATACAATATGATTCTAACCTGCCAACCAGTCTGACAGACCTTATGAAGCAAGAAAGTGTAACGGAAGAAGAACTTCAAAAAGTCGCTTATATCCGCGGTCACTTCCCGCTAGGGACGCCAATCGAAAACTTCCCTGCCGATTACTGGGATATGATCGTGGCACACTGGAAGGAAACTCTAGAAGTTATCAAAAATCAAGTACGCACCGAACCAGAATTGCCCTTTACCGTGTAAATTTTGGGAATTAGAAATTATAGCAAAATACAACAAGGAGTATCTATGAAAGATAAAACTATTAAAATCGATTTATCAAAAATCGCAAACACTGCCTTACAAGAAAAGGTAGACAAGGAACTTGAGAAAGTTCTAGATAATATATTAGACCTCAACACGGAAGCAAAAGCAATCAGAAAGGTCACTATCACACTGACAATGTCAACAGATGACGAACGGACAGTTGTCAAAACAGGTATGGAAGTCAAATCCACCCTAGCACCGCAGAAGGGTGTCGCAACAACTGTAATTGTCGGTCGTGACGACGCTGGTAAAATTCACGCTAACGAGCTTAAAAGTGGCGTGCCGGGTCAGACCTACTTTGACGATAACGGAGACATGAGAACCGACACGGGTGAGCTTATCGAAAAAGTAGAGCACCAAGAAAAATCTAAAATCATTGATTACAATCAAAAGAAAGCAGGTAACTAAACATGACGGAAAATTTTAAAGATGCATTATCATACGCAGTTGAGTTAGCGGAGAAGGAAAGTAAAATCATCAAATCTGGAACAGGCCGAGAATACTACGATAGCAACCGGCACAGTTTGCGCGAACTACAACCTAGGCAATATGCACCAGCACTTAATCTACAAACACTGCGCAGTATGGTGGACTACCTCAAGTCAAATAATGACGCCATTAATTCAAAACAAGTTCTTGTCGTAGTGGAAAGTCCGCAGAAAGTATCTGTATATGACCAAGTAGACTTTGAATACGGACAACGCAATCAACTTGTTTGTGTTCAGGCTGCCGTGCCACGAATTCCCTTTGACAGCTGGCATGATCAGGAGGAATTTAATATCATGCTACAATCTATGTTTATTGACGACGTAGATCGTAGCATCGTGCTTGATTTCGCTAGCCACCTGAAGATTGAAAAAGGTGCTGAAGTCCAAGACAACGGTGTAAGCCAAGTAGCTACTGTTCGTGATGGTGTAGCAAGTCTAGCACAAGCTAAGACTCCAAATCCAGTAACCTTGCGACCATATCGTACTTTCAACGAAGTAGAGCAACCAGCAAGTCAATTTATTTTCCGGATTAACAAATCAGCGAATCTTGCGCTCTTTGAAGCAGACGGTGGCAAGTGGCAGCTTGAAGCTATTAGCAACATTGCAAGATACTTGGCAAAAGAACTTGTCGACAACAACAAAATCACAATTTTAGCATAAGAAACAAAGGAGAAAATACAATGACACAACAATACAATAACTTTGAACGCGAACTGGGATGGGAAGACACAATTCAAAAGGATTCAGAATTCGTTTTATTACCAGAAGGCCTATACTTTTTCACGGTTAAAAGCTATGATCGCGGACGTCATACACCAAACCCACAAAATCCAGGCAAGTTGCCGGCTTGTCCAAAAGCAACAATCCATCTTCAAATCGTAGCAAACGAAGGTGAAACAGAGCTCCGCTACAATTTATTCTTGCATAGCTCAACCGAAGGCATGCTTTCCGCGTTCTTTGGATCTATCGGGCAAAAGCGAAAAGGCGAGCCTCTTCGCATGGATTGGAACTCAATTATTGGTAAAGTCGGAGTATGTAAGGTTGGGATTCGCGAGTACAATGGTAACAAGTACAACGAAGCCAAGAGCATGATTTATGCTGAAGATGTGGACTATACAAAAGTGTTGAATCAACAACCGGGACAATCTCAGCGACCAAACTTTACACAACAACCACAAGCTGGATACCAAGCTGGACAATTCTAGGAGGTAAGGGATGCAATTAAGACCTTATCAACAGGAAGCACGGGAAGCTGTTCAGGCTGAATGGGCTAAAGGTCGCAAGCGCACGCTCTTAGTATTACCAACGGGATGCGGAAAGACGATAGTCTTTTCCAAAATCATAGAAGACCAAGTGAAAGAGGGCAAGCGGGTGCTTGTCCTTGCTCATAGGTCGGAGCTTCTAGAGCAGGCGAGCGATAAGCTCAAGACTGCTACAGGGCTTGGCACAGCTTTAGAAAAAGCAGAAAATACCTCTATTGGCTCCTGGTATCGAGTAGTCGTCGGATCAGTCCAGACCATGCAGAGAGATAAGCGACTGAGTCAATTCTCTCCTAACTGGTTTGATACGATTGTCGTCGATGAAGCCCATCACGCTATTTCAGATGGTTATCAGCGTGTCCTTGGCTACTTCGAACAGTCCAACGTACTCGGGGTAACAGCAACCCCATACCGTGGAGATATGAAGAACCTTGGCTCTTACTTCGAAAGCTTGGCTTACGAATATTCGCTAGTTCAGGCTATTAAAGAAGGTTATCTATCGAAAATCAAGGCGTTGACAATCCCACTCAGCTTAGACTTGTCAAATGTCAGTATGTCTGCAGGCGACTTCAAAGCCAGTGACGTAGGGACTGCACTAGACCCATACTTGGAGCAGATAGCCGATGAAATGGTCAAGCAATGTGCAGATCGTAAGACAGTCGTATTCTTGCCTTTGGTAAAAACCTCGCAGAAGTTTCGAGATATTCTAAACGCAAAAGGTTTTCGCGCTGCTGAGGTAAATGGAGAGTCCAAGGATCGTGCGGAAGTTTTAGAAGACTTCGAGAACGATCGCTACAATGTTCTTTGTAATTCAATGTTATTGACAGAGGGCTGGGATTGTCCATCAGTAGACTGCGTGGTAGTGCTAAGGCCTACTAAAGTGCGTGCCTTGTATAGCCAGATGGTAGGGCGCGGGACGCGTTTACATCCAGGCAAGGAAGAATTGCTCTTGCTAGACTTCCTTTGGCATACAGAACGCCACGAACTCTGTAGACCAGCTCACTTGATCTGTGAGACTCCAGAAGTAGCTCAGAAAATGGTTGAGAACATGGAAGAAGAAACGGGTGTCATGCTTGACCTTGAAGATATGGAAGTGAAGGCAGCAGAAGACGTAGTTGCTCAACGTGAGGAAGCTTTAGCCAAACAACTGGAAGAAATGCGCAAACGCAAGCGCAAGCTGGTAGATCCGTTGCAATTCGAAATGTCTATACACGCAGAAGATTTATCAAACTACGTGCCTAATTTCGGATGGGAGATGGCGCCTGCTAGCGACAAGCAAATCAAAGCACTTGAGAAGTACGGTATCTTTACCGACGAAATCGGAAACGCAGGCAAGGCTAATCTCTTGCTAGACAGATTGCACAAACGTCAATCAGAGGGCTTGACTACACCGAAGCAAATTCGGTTCCTAGAAGGGCGAGGCTTTAAAGATGTTGGGATGTGGCAATTTGACCAAGCGAGAAATATGATTGACCGCATTGCTGCAAACGGATGGAGATTGCCCGCAGGCGTGCGACCAGCTGAATATGTGCCAAATTAAAAGGAGGAAATAAGTGGCAGAGAATGATTTTAATTTGTTGCCGTTGCTGGATTACATCAATCCTGCCACGGTAGACTACCAGACATGGGTTAATGTAGGCATGGCCCTGAAGCACGAGGGATATACGGCATCTGACTGGGATAACTGGTCACAAAATGATAGCCGGTACAAGAAATTCGAATGTTTTAAAAAATGGGACACCTTCAACGAAGAAGCAGGGACGATTGTAACAGGTGCTACGATTACCCAACTCGCAAAAGAAAACGGTTGGGTATCACAATCCGGCTACGATAGTGAAAATGCTCATGAATTAGACTGGAACGATACCATCGACCGCGATTATCGGGTTATTGATAAGAATTGGATAGAAGGTAAGGAAATCCACGAGCCGACGATCTGGAATCCGGTGCAGGAAATTATCAAATACCTTGAAACACTATTTGAAGCTAGCGAGAATGTTGGGTATGTGACCGAGTGTTATCCGAAAACAGATGACGAGACTGGCGAGATTGTCAAATGGTTGCCAACTAAAGGGGCTTATGACCGTACTGCTGGCCAATTGATTGAGGCCCTCAGTAAATGTAATGGCGATATCGGAGCAGTCTTAGGCGATTACCACGAAGAAGCCGGGGCATGGGTTCGTTTCAATCCCATGGATGGCAAGGGCGCTAAAAACGAAAATGTGACAGATTTTCGCTATGCTCTGGTTGAATCAGATAGCATGCCTATAGACAAGCAGAATGCTATCTACAAAGAACTTGAGTTGCCGATTGCAGCCTTGGTTCACAGCGGGAATAAGTCGCTACATGCTATCGTTAAAGTAGATGCTAAGAATTACGAAGAGTATCGGAACCGCGTTGACTACCTTTACAAGGTCTGCCAGAAAAACGGCATCGTAGTTGATACCCAAAACCGAAATCCAAGCAGACTATCGCGCATGCCTGGATTCGTCCGAAATGGACAGAAGCAATTTTTGGTAGATACCAACATCGGTAAAGCTGATTGGGACGAATGGTATCAATACATCGAAGACTTGAACGATGACCTGCCTGATCCGGAAGGATTAGCCGACAGCTGGGATAACTTGCCAGAGTTAGCGCCTGAGTTGATTAAAGGCGTCCTTCGTCAAGGGCACAAGATGCTGATCGCAGGGCCATCAAAGGCTGGTAAGTCATTTGCCTTGATTGAAATGTCAATCGCAATTGCTGAGGGTAAGAAATGGCTAGGCTGGGAATGTACGCAGGGTCGTGTCCTCTATGTCAATCTGGAGCTAGACCGACCGTCTGCCCTGCATCGTTTTCGTGATGTCTACCAAGCTATGGGATTGCCACCACAGAATATCCAGAACATCGACATTTGGAATCTTCGTGGGAAGACCGTGCCAATGGACAAACTAGCGCCTAAGCTCATTCGCCGAGCTTTGAAGAAGAATTACATCGCAGTCATCATCGACCCAATCTATAAGGTTCTGACGGGTGATGAGAATAGCGCAGACCAGATGGCACATTTTACCAATCAATTCGACAAAGTAGCCACAGAGTTAGGTTCTAGCGTTATCTACTGTCACCACCACTCGAAAGGTTCTCAAGGTGGCAAGAAGTCCATGGACCGCGCTAGTGGTTCGGGAGTATTCGCTCGCGATCCTGACGCGCTTATCGACTTAGTAGAGCTGGAAGTGTCCGAAGAATTACTGACTCAAAGGCTGAATCAGGCGGCATGCGAAGTATACAAACAGGCTTTGCAAGAGCAGAACAATGCCTATTACCAGCAACATGTCGGACTAGACGACCTCTTGAGCCCAGCGCAGATGCGAACGCATTTTGAGAAGGGTATTCCTGACGTCATAGCTCGGGCTCCGTACACGGACAAACTTGAAGAGGTTCGCAACAAGATTCAGATAGCGACTGCGTGGCGCGTCGAGGGTACGCTTCGAGAATTTGCCAAGTTTAAGCCAGTGAACATGTGGTTCAGCTATCCAGTGCATACGATTGATGAAACGGGGGTGCTTGCGGATATCCAATTGGAAGAGACAACTACAAGTTGGAAAAAGAACCTAGATAGTAAAAAGGCCAATGAGAAAAAAAAGAGGTCTGCTGATGAAAGGTTCGCAACTGCTATGGAGATCTTATTCGACGGAATCAATCCGGTTGAATTGAATGAAATGGTGGAATACTTTTCAACAGAAGACAAGCCCGTTAGTGAAAAAACTATCAGAAGATGGGTTAAAAATAACGGTGAGTTTGAAGTAAAAAACAATCAAATTTTACCTAAAGAATAGCCAGGGACAAAATAGGGACAAGGACAAACCCGAGGGACAAACCCGAGGGACAACTTCGGGAATGTCTCTGTCTCTCAAGGACAAACCCGAGAATGTCCCTGTGTCCCTGGTATGTTCGTAAGGACAAGGACAAACCCGAGAATGTCCCTAAAAAATCGCACAACCATGCGGATTTTTAACTCTAGGGACAAACCCGAGAATGTCAGGGACAAAACCAGGGACAGAATATCTCCCTCCTTGAGGAGAGATATTTAGGAAATGTCCCTGAGAGTTCAGAAGAACAGGTACAGGAACAGGGGCGATTGAGCTACGCCCCCTGTAACCCTGTAACCCTGTCCTTCACTCTGAACTTAGGCGCGTATAAAAAGAAAGGAAAAAATAAAAATGGGACGTCGAAAGAAAAAGTATTCAGTGAATTTGGAAATAGGTAAAAAAATGCCGCCACTTTATCACACATTGCCAGGGCAAGATTTTTGGTATTCCGATTCTGAAGTTTTGAAATGGATTGCAAATCAGCCGACTCTTTTAAACTGGGTAAAAGACCAACTAAAAACAGCTGGCTACATTGTCTACAATCCAGAAACCGGTCAGTGGAAAGGTGTGGACTATGATGATTGAATTCTTTTTACCGATGGAAAAAATTCCAACAACGACTCACCAACAAAAAAAGGTAAACGTGCAATTTGGGAAGCCAATCTTTTATGAGCCAGCTGACTTGAAAAATGCCAGGATGAAATTTGAAAGCTTGCTTGCGCAGCATGTGCCTACTGATAAATTTAAAGGAGCGATTCGGCTGACAGTCAAATGGTGTTTCCCTATGATAAAGGGAGTGAAAGACGGCCAGTATAAGACAACAGCACCAGACACGGACAATATTCAAAAACTATTTAAGGATTGTATGACCGAGGTTGGTTTTTGGAAAAATGACGCTCACGTCGCAAGCGAGATTGTCGAAAAATTTTGGTCAGAGGTCGTGGGCATCTATGTCAAGGTTGAGGAGTGGGATGATGAACTATATACATTTCTTTAGTGTCGAGATCCCAGAATGGATGGCGCGCAGCAATCAGAAGAGTCAAGAAGTGGGGTTTGGTTCTGATGCTTACTGGCTATGGGTGGTGTCGTCAATCGGGGAAATTTGCAAGCAATACAATGATGACGAGTTAGTGACGGAGCAGTTCAGCCTGCTCTTCAAATGGCTAGAAAAGCAAGCAGGAGAATAAGGTATGAAATTATTCACTGAAATAGATTGGAGTAGAATTAAAATGGAAGAAATTAATGCTGAAAATTTATTAAAAACTAAAGAAGACAAAGTCAACAATCCGAGCCACTACAAGGGAAAGTTCGGCCTTGAAGCAATTGACGTTGTCCGTAACTTCGCAGGAAATTTAACAGCCGTGCAAGGATTTTATTGGGGCAATGCGATTAAATATCTATTGCGATTTCAGAGCAAAAATGGTCTGGAAGATTTGAAGAAAGCCAGAAAAAATCTGGACTGGTTGATTGAGGAGATGGAAAATGAATAAGCAGGAATTGATTTCCATAATTAGAACTGAAGTATTACTAGCTAAATCAATCCCAGAAAGAAAGGGGTATATAGCAGGTCTTGAAGAGGCTATAAATATTATTGAAGGATTCTCAAATGAACCACAAAAGCCAGTAGTTCCGCAGTATATAGCTGATTTTATTGAAGAACAGAAAAAATACGGACTTACATTGTCATACTCAATAGACGCAAGTATGTCTGATAGAGTTGCAGAATGGTATTGGGATAATCCAGAACTCTTCGCCCGTGCATGGCTTGACGGCTATACAGTAGAGAAAGAAAAACGGTATACAGTGAAAGTAAAAGGTGATCTTGGTCAATACTTGGGCAAATATTATCTAAACAATGAGAAGCTTACACCACAATTCATAAGAACTCAAAAACATGAAGGTTCTGTTTTTACAAAAGCAGAACTCGAAGAAACTGGCTTCGACTGGGTGTTTGATTGCGAGGGAATGGAAGTGCAGGAGGTGGAATAATGAAAGTGGCAAAGTATACACACACGGCTTTTGACGGCGTGAAAACCATAAAAGGCTGGATTTTAGTAAATAATTATGGCGAAAAGGAATTTGTTTATTACAACGGAGCAGACTTATGTGTCCACCCTGCCAGCGATTGGGATGGCGAGTTAAAGGAGGTGAAATAGATGGGATTAAAACTAAATAGCAAAATCAGCGACTTGATTTTGGCAATAAGCGAAATTATCACTAGCTCTGATGGCGAAATTACGGCTGTAAGAATGGACATACCAGGCCCTCCTTTTTACTTAGAAATCGAGGTCAAACCTAAAGAGGAGGTGCAAGATGATTCCAAAATTTAGGGCATGGGACAAGACTGATAAGGAATTGTATTTAGTGGATGAAATTAATTTCAACCGTGGTGAATTTGAATCCATAGGGGACGGCATCACATTTCTACGTGAGGCGGATGAAGTTGAACTCATGCAATCAACAGGTCTCAAGGATAAGAACGGGCAGGAGGTCTTTGTTGGAGATATTATAAAATGTACCAGAGGATGTCCTCACGAAGTATATCTAGAAAAAGAATACGGTGGTACATATATAGGCGGAATGCCTGCTATATATTTAAAAGGCTTGCTAAGCGGGTATGCGTGGACTGGTGATGAAGAAATCGTCGGAAATGTATATCAAAACCATGAGCTTCTGGAGGAAGACCATGACCGAAATTAAATTAATATTCTTCTTAGCGTCCTGCATAGTATCGTTCTACGCAGGGGCGGTGTTTAGCCGACCTGTAGTCACACACAAGGAAGCAATCAACGGTAGGTATCATGTCACAATCAGGCATTATGGTAAGTATCTGGTTAACAAGGAGCAGTACGAATCTATTTCTGTCGGTGATGGCATGCCTGATTATTTAAAACGAAAGGAAAAACAAAATGAACTCAGATAAATTTTTAAATAAGTTTACTTACTTAATCTTGTGCGTATTCGTATCAGTAGTTTGCTTTGGATTTTACAAGCAATACGAAGCGAATCAAAATCTAAACGACAAGGTCTTTAGGCTGGAACGACAAAACGCAGAAATCACGGATCAGGTGGACAAGCTCAACAAAACAATTGACGCAGAGATTGCTAAGAATCTAAAAGAAACAGCGGAGCGGAATAATGTTGGAGGATAAGATTGAACAGCTAGAGCATGCGAAGAAATGCTATTTGAGAGACCTAGAACCAGAGCGCATGGCTATTGTGCGAAAGAGTTTTGGTTTGCAAGTAGCTTCAAAGCGCAGGGATTGGCTGAAGAAGCAGGTTAAGAGATGTGATGAGCAAATAAATTTTTTGGAGGAGCGAAGGTGTCAATAGATATTAGACAGAGATTGAAAGCATTACAGTACATAGACATCAAAGCGAAGTCAAAACATCAAGAAATTATCAGCTTAAAATCTGGGATTTTGCGTAGTCAACAATACACGGATCAACCTAAAGCGGGCAGCTTAGGGAATCGGTCCGAAGAATTGAATGTGCTGATCATCGATAAATCTGAAAAGCTTTATCAAGAGATTCAAGAGATGTACGCAGAGCGTGATGAATTGATTCGAGTGATTGAATCTCTACAGGATCCGATAGAAAATTTAGTTATGCGTTTGTATTATATAAATGGTCATTCTATCAAAGAAATTGAAAAAGAATTGCCCTTAAGCCGTCGCAGTATCTTTTATGCAAAAGAAAGTGCGGAGAAAAAAATTCTTGCACACTTTGCACCAAATGGCACTTAAGAAGTGATATTATGGTAGTATCAAAGATTTGGCAAGAGGTCTTTGATGTTCTAATTCCTTTAAATAAACTTCCGGGGAGAGAATAACAGATTTTAATCCGATGCGATTTCGGACTCTCTCTTACATAACCGCAAACAATAAAATTTAGAAAATCGTACAGTATCGCGCCTTTGCGGTTAGGGCGCATCTTGGGAATAATGGTTAAGAGGTCTTCAAGCCTCCTTATGTTATTTTTTTAATGTTCATGTTCGTGTTCATGGTTACCTCGCAAAAACCTTTTTCAAAAAATCTTTGCCTCTCTCTGGTTCGATTCCAGTAATTCCCATTATATCTCTGTGAGTAGCTATCACAGTAGAGGTATAGGGCGGTAATTAGATTTAGGCTGATTAACCTGTAGGACAGAGATAAAGTAGCGCTATATAAAACTCTGGTGGGGGAAGCACCCACTTACCGTATACGGTCACTCATTGAGTGGCTTTTTATTTTGTCTGAAAAGGTGGTGATGGAAAATCGCTAAATTAACTTTAAAACAACAAAGATTCGCTGACGAGTACATCATCAGCGCAAATGCAACGGATGCTGCTATCAAGGCTGGCTATAGTGAGAAAACTGCTAGAAGCCAAGGACAGCGTCTGTTGACAAAAGATGACATTTCCGAATATATCAAAAATCGAATGGAAGAGTTACAAGATGAAAAAATATTGACTCAGAAACAGATTCTTTTGATGTTGTCGGAAATCGCATCAGGACAAGCAAAAGAAACAACAGTAGTTACGACTAAAGTAGCTGAATTGATTATTGATCCAGTAACTGGAAAGTCTGTGAAAGTCTATAACGAAATCCCTCAGCTTGTCGAGTATCCGACAAAAAACAGCGATAGAAATAAGGCTTTGGAACTACTTGGTAAACGATACAAAATGTGGACAGACAAAGTAGAGGCTGATATTTCTGGAACGGTGGTGTTCGCGAATGAATCAGACATACCAGATTAAGCCAAATGATATCGTTGTTGACTTACCTAAGACAGTAGGTGGTGGATATGGCCGGTTTTGGCGTTCTCGTAATTTCTATCGAGTAGTAAAAGGCTCTCGTGGTTCGAAGAAATCGAAAACCACGGCTCTTAACTTCGTTGTACGGATATTGAAATATCCTTGGGCGAATTTGCTTGTAGTACGCAGATACTCAAACACAAATAAGCAATCAACTTATACAGATTTTAAGTGGGCTGCTAATCAGTTAAAGGTTGCTCACAAATTCAAGTTCAATGAGTCTTTACCTGAAATTACAGTCAAAGAGACAGGGCAGAAGATATTATTTCGTGGTTTGGACGATGAGTTGAAGATCACATCTATCACGGTAGATGTAGGAATACTCTGCTGGGCTTGGTTCGAAGAAGCTTATCAAATCGAAAGCGAAGATAAGTTTAGTACAGTTGTCGAGTCTATCCGTGGTAGCTTGGATGCACCTGACTTTTTTAAACAAATAACAGTCACGTTTAACCCGTGGAACGAAAGACACTGGCTCAAACGTGTCTTTTTTGATAAAGAGACGCAGAGAGCAGATACGCTATCACTCACAACGACTTACAGATGCAACGAATGGCTTGACGCCGTTGATATCAAACGATATGAGGATTTGTACCAAACGAATCCTAGACGGGCTAGAATCGTCTGCGATGGTGAGTGGGGAGTTGCTGAGGGGCTTGTGTTTGAAAATTACAGTGTCCGAGATTTTGATATACAGGAGACAATCAAACGAGTAGGTGAAACTACTGCAGGCCTTGACTTTGGTTTCACGCACGACCCGACTACTTTTCCACGCTTGGCTGTGGATTTGGATAAAAAAGAACTGTGGATATATGCAGAGCATTACGAGCACGCTATGACCACGGAAGATATTTACCAGATGATTGCCAAGAACGACATGCTAAACGCTGAAATTACAGCGGATAGCGCAGAACAGCGCTTGATAGCAGAGTTGAGATCTAAGGGCGTGAGGAGAATACAAGCGTCTGTGAAAGGCAAAGGCTCAATCAATGCTGGTATAGACTTTATGAAGCAATTTAAAATCTATATCCATCCATCTTGTGAAAAGACGATAGAAGAATTTGATACGTACATATACAAGCAAGATAAAGACGGCAATTGGTTGAATGAGCCAATCGATGCGAATAACCATGTCATCGATGCGATTAGATATGCTTTAGAGAAATATCACATCGAAAGAAAATCAACACAAGACCGCATGAAGAACGCATCTTATTATTTCAGGAGGTAAAATTGGAAGTAAAATTTTTAAACGGCACACGCTTCGATAGTAGATCGAACGAGCATTTTATGATGATGACGGAAGACTTCGAAGTCATCGAATACGGTTCCGATAACTGGATTGAGCAGTTAAAACGTTACGTGAATCGTCACAAAGCAGAACAACAGCCACGTCTAAAAGAGTTGAAGCGTTATTACAAAGGCGACAACAATATCAAGTATCGACCTGCTAAAACCGATGAGACTGCAGCAGACAATCGTATTTCTAGTGACTTTGCTAAGTATATCACCATTTTTGAGCAAGGTTATATGTTGGGCAATCCGGTCGAGTACAAGAACGAAAATGAAACAATCCTCGACAACATCAAAGACTTTTCTGCTAAAAACAATGAAAAGAAGCACAACTCCTCCATCAAAAAAGATTTGTGTGTGTATGGCCGTGCTTACGAGCTTTTGACTGTAACGAATCGAGATAGCAAGGCTTGGGTTAAGCTGTATAAGTTAAAACCAGAAGAGACTTTTGTCATTTATGACGATACATACGAGCAAAACTCGCTGATGGCTGTAAACTACTACGATGTTGATTATGGAGACAGCAAACGCAAGACGATCATCAAAGTCTATACTGCGGATCGCATCTACAGCTACGAGTGGAAGTCTACGGATAGCGATAAAATGGCGCTCAAAGATGAGCAAGAGCATTACTTCAAAGCTGTGCCAGTCAATGAGTACAGCAACAACGAGGAGCGCTTAGGCTCTTACGAATCTGTGTTGGATAACATAGATGCATACGACTTATCACAGTCTGAACTTGCTAATTTCCAACAAAATAGCAACGATGCCATCTTGATGATCAAAGGCAATCCGTACACAGGAGCAGAGGAAAATGACTTTTTGGAAGATGGAAGAATCAATCCAAATGGTCGTTTGTATGTGTCGCAAGCTTACAAGAAAGCGCAAGTCCTCATTTTGGATGACAATCCAAACCCAGGCGGAGCTAATCCAGACGCAAGTTACTTAATCAAACAGTACGATAGTAACGGAGCAGAAGCGTACAAGCAACGCCTTGTGAATGATATTTTGCGTTTTACATTTACACCTGACACGCTAGATAACAGCTTTGCTGGTACACAATCGGGCGAGTCGATGAAGTACAAGCTCATGGCTAGCGACAACTACAGAGAGCAACAAGAAGACTTGTTTGAAGCCGGCCTCATGCGTCGTTTGCGTTTAGCGGTTAACATCTGGTCAATCCAAGGGAATGAAAATACAGCCTACGAACTCATCAATGAAACTTCAGTAGTCTTTAGTCCGAACGTTCCACAAAATGAAAAAGAAATCGTCGAGATGATTAAGTCCTTGTACGGAATTGTCAGTGATCAGACTATTTTCGAATTGTTGAATCAAGTGACCGGGGTAGATGCTGAAGACGAATTGAGGCGTTTGAAGGAGCAAGAAGATTTAGAGCAGTCTGAACCACGGCTAAATCCAGTAGATGAGGTGGTCGATGATGAACAAGAAGCTGAACCAAAACCATCTTGATTACTGGTCAGGTCGCTCGGATGAAATTTTCCGCTATCTAGACCGAAAAGATATTGATTTTTTTGGAGAATTAAACAAAGTCTATCAAGAGCAAGCTAATGAAATGCAAAAAGCCTTTTATGACTTTGTCAGCAAGTATTCTGAAAACGGCTCTATGAGCTATCAGGAGGCACTACAACGATTGAAAGGCACCGACCTATCAGATTATCGGGAGAATGCCAGAAAGTATCGTGAGCAGGCTGAGAAAGACCCAGAATTGCTTAAAAGGCTTAATGAGCAGTATGCATCATCTAGAGCAACAAGATTAGATGCTCTGCAAATAGATATGTTTTTTCGTGCGGGAGTTGCGCGAGGACTTATTGCTGAGAAATTCGAAAGCTACTTGCAGAAGATGGCAGTAATGAGTTACAAAAAGGCTATGAGTGGTAGAGTTGGTGCAATCAACGAACCAGCACTAAAAGAGTTGGTAAAAACGCCGTTTAACGGCTACAACTACAGTCAGCAATTGTGGGGCAATACAGACAATCTAGTAAAGGATTTGAAAAAAGTCCTGAAGGCTGGTTTTGTACGCGGAGAACACCCCAGAACAATGGCTAGAGATTTAGCGCAAAAATACAAAGTAGCCAACAGTCGAGCCGAAACGCTTGTTAGGACAGATGGAACTATGATTGTCAATCGCTCTGCTATCCAGAGATACAAGGATGCGGGGTTGAAATACTATCGAATATTGGTTCATTTGGACAATAGGACGACTGAAATCTGCAAAAGAATTCACGCAGAAGACAAGCGATATTTGATTGATGAAATGCAGGCAGGAGTGAATGCCCCTCCGTTCCATTTTAATTGTCGGTCTGGTGTGATGCCAGACGAAGAAGAATTGAATGGAAGTGTTGAAAATAATTCGGATGAGGTGTATAATCTAAGTAAGAGGGACGGAACGGCTGAATATTACAGCGAGCGCCTTTTGGACCGAATTTCAAAGATAGAGCAAAAGATTACAAGCGATATGCAACGTATTGCAGGTAAGAACGAACTGGCAGGTCTTGAATTCCGAAAGAAAACAGCTGAGTCGTTAGCTCGTAAAATCACAACAGATAGTCAGATTGAAAATATAAGTTTATCAAAGGCTGCAAGTAAAATTAACGATGCTTTGCGATATACAACTATTTTTGATCCTGATACTTTTGAGAAAGAGTACCAGGAGATGGCCCAACGTCTCATTGAAGGCGGGTATAAAATTGTAAAAGTAAAGAATACTTGGCTGATGAATGGGCCGTACAAAGGCGTGAATACAGTCCTTGAAAAGGATGGTATCAACTTTGAGATGCAGTATCATACTCAGGAAAGTTTTGACTTAAAAAATGGTCCATTGCATGAACTTTATGAAAAATATCGTGACGCAAGCACGTCCGATCAAGATCGCATGAAATTATTTAAGAAAATGCTTGATTTAAACAAAGGGCTCGATATTCCTAGAAATATAGAAAGGGTGAAGTGATATGGAAAATATTAAATACTACCAAACAACAACGGACAATCCTCAAACGCTTCGTTTGATTGACGGTGTCATGCAAGTTTTTGATATCGAAAAAAAGTGGGTTGACAGTATTGACTGGTTTAACAAAATCTTTTTCAACGACTTCGCTGATTTTAAAGAGATTTCGGAAAACGAAGCCTTTGCATATATCGGGAAAATAGTAGCAGCGTGACTTAAGCACTTAGAATAATCTAGGTGCTTTTCTTATGTCCAGAAAGGAGAAAAAATGTTTATTTGGGATTTAGTATCTATCACAGCAGGCGTAATCGTACTGATTATATTATTAGCTGTTGGCTATATCGTATTAGCTGGATTACTTGAAGGTGCTAGAAATGCTCTAGTTAGAAGTAGGAAAGAACGAGATGAACAAATACAAAAAGCTGATAGGCTTGATTGAAGATAATGGCCTTGAAATACAATCGAAGAAATGTTACGACTCACAGAGTGGTTGGCATGGCGAGGAGTTATGGATTGTTGATAAAGAAAATGGTAGTAAAATCTTTGATTTATCAATAAATGGTTACTGTTTTAATGATAAATCGGTTCAGAAGGCTATTGAAAAAATCGAGAACTATCTAGTTTTGAAAAAAATGGACACTTTCGATAATTTTAAAAGCTGGGTTGAAAAGAATGTCGTATCTAAAGAAACGGAATAAACTGCTATAAAAAAACTATAAACCGTATCGAATTTGATGCGGTTTTTATATTGTCCAAACTTTGCTGAAGACACTAAAAGCTGTACTGTTTCGTCGCCGGACGTAAAACGAGACTATCGAGTGGCGACGTAATCGCTGGAGGACAATTATGTCAGAAGAAATCAACGGAACTACTACAACTGTGGATCAAACTGAGACCGTCGACACTCAGAACGAGAAAGCAGTAGATGTAGAGTCAAATGCAGATAGCGATAAGCATGGACGTACTTTTACCCGTGCTGAAGTGGGCAAGATGTTAGCTGCTGAACGCACCAAATGGGAAGCTGAGCAAGCTACAGCTCTTGAACAAGCAAAAAGCGAAGGTGAACGACTGGCCAAGCTGACAAAAGACGAACGCGCTAGAGAAGAAGAAGCAAAACGAATCGCTGAATTAGAAAAGCGCGAGCAGGATATAGCTGAACGTGAAATGAAACTAGCGACACAATCGCTCTTAGCAGACGAAGGGTTGCCACAAGAGTTTTTAGATCATGTGTTGGCTCCAACTGCTGAAGAAGTGAAGGCTAAAATCACGGCTTTACGTGATGTATTTGATAGTGAAGTTGAAAAGCGCGTAAACGAACGACTGGTTCAAAGCGCGCCACGTCGTGGTACTACTACAGGAATCACGAAAGAACAAATTATGGCGATTGAAGATACTGACAAGCGTCAGGCTGCAATTGCTGAAAATATTAATCTTTTTAGAAAGGGCTAGAATATGGCTGAACAAAAACTAACTACTATGGCTAACTTGGGCGAAATTAAGTCTATTGATTTTGTCAACAAGTTTTCCAAAAATATCAACGATTTGCTAATTCTTTTGGGTGTTAGCCGTCGTCAAGAACTTACAAGCGATCTCAAAATCCAGACCTACAAATGGACTGCTGACGTAAACGCGACAAATCCAGGTGAAGGGGAAGATATTCCACTTTCTCAAATGGTACGCGCTAAAGCAGACGCTTACGAAGTAGCGTGGTTCAAGAAACGTCGCTTGGTCTCTGCAGAAGCAATTGCTCGTCATGGAGCATCTGTTGCTATCACAGAAGCTGATACACGTTTGATGCGCGAAATTCAAAACGGAATCAAAGAGCAGTTCTTTACTTTCCTAAAAGCTAACCCGACTAAGAACAAGGGTAAAGGCTTGCAAGGTGCACTTGCTCAAGCATGGGCAAAAATCGCAACTTTCAACGAATTTGAAGGATCTCCAATCGTTACTTTTGTGAATCCAGTTGATGCCGCTGAATATCTTGGAAACGCTGGTGTAGGCGCTGATGCTTCTAATGTATTCGGCATGACTTTGCTCAAGAATTTTTTGGGTATGCAAAACGTCATCGTCATGAACGGCGTACCAGAAGGTAAAATCTACACAACAGCAATCGAAAACCTTGTATTTGCTAACTTAAATGTAGCTTCTGGAGACCTAGGTGGATTGTTCGCGGACTTTACAGATGAAACCGGTTTGATTGCAGTTGCTCGCGACCGTGCTTTGAAAAATCTCACTTATGAATCTGTATTCTTCGGTGCTAACGTACTCTTTGCAGAAATCCCACAAGGTGTCGTAGAGACTACTATCGAAAAACCAGCAGCAGTACCAGGAGGTTAATTAATGACGGCGATTGATACGAATGAGATTTTGAAAGAAATCAAATTATTAAAAGGGGTAAGCGATACTGCGCAGGATGACTTGCTAAATTTGACCATCAAAGAGAGCACAGAGCGCATCCTTGCCTTTGTCAATCGCTACTCTGAAACATCAATTACGGAAATTCCAAACAATGCAGCATACATCGTTCGAGATGTGGCTATCAAACGATTTAACAAGCTGAATTCTGAAGGCGCTAAGGCCGACAGCGAAGAAGGAAGGGCGTTTACATGGGAAGACAGTTACTTGTCTGAAGATGATAAGCAGGCCCTTATTTCTTTGGCTACAAAAAGGCAAGCCAGAGGAATCGCACGTTTTATCTAGCAAGGAGGTAGCGATGTGATTTACAATGACAGAGTCATTTTAATTAAAGAAACCACTCCTAAAGACGAGCTAGAAGACGACGTTACAACAGAACAAATTGGTCCTTTGCCTTGTCAGCGCGGAACGTTAACCAACAATGAGCAGATGGGAATCTTTGGAAAATACAATCTAGACAGTTTTAAGTTGCATTTACAAGGTATTCATCAAGATTTCTCGGAAGTTATTTATAAGGGCAAACGTCGCGCTATCAAAGGCAAAAAACACCATAGAAATAGCACGGTAATTTATCTATGAGTCTTAGTTACAAGGTAAAAGGACTTGATAAATTTATTAGGTCCGCAGAAAATAAAGGACGACGAGCTAGTTCAGCAGTGGACAAAGAACTCAATAGGTCGAGCCTCAGAGTTGAGCGTTCTGCTAAGAAAGGAGCTCCTTGGGACACAGGGTGGCTCAGCGAGAACATATATAGCTCAAAAGCCTCTCGTTTGGGTTATAAAGTCATATCTCCTGCTGAATATTCTGTTTATGTCGAACTCGGAACTCGTAAGATGATGGCCCAACCGTTTATGGAGCCAGCATTGAAGGAAGAACATCCAAAATTGATGAAAAATCTGAATAAGATATTTAGAAAGTAGGTGGCCATGGATTCACCAACAACTAAATTGTTAAAAGATTTAAGAAAACGATTGGAGCCCTTAGGTCTTCCAATCCATTTTAAGCTACCTGACGCATCCGTGGCAGAGCCGTTTCTTGTTGTTGGCGGAATTATATCCGACACATCAAAAACGGCGCAGACGGGGCTTGTAATCGAAGATAGCACCGTTCAAATTGATATATTTCTTCCCGGAAACAAGAGCAGGGGCTATGCAGAAAATATCAAATCTCAAGCTATCCGGCTATTAGGCCGTAGCACACGGACAACATCAAGTATATTGATGGACAACTCAATCGGTCGAGAGGTCTATCATATCGTAATTAAAATGACCGAAACTATACTTTAATCAAGGAGGTCCTAAATGGCTGAAAAAGGACAAGTAAAGATTACTACAGCTAAACCTATTGTTGGTAAGAAAGTATTTTACTTTATTCAATCAATCCACGCTGAAAAAGGCGATGGAGCTCTCCTGCCTGCGTACCGTACAGACGGAACTACAACGCTTGGTGGGGAATATCAAGACGAACAAACTCAACAAGGGCGTTTGCTTGAGAAATCAAGTGATGAGCACTCAATCGAATTGACTCAATACTTCGCACCAATGGATCCGTCAGTAAAAGTGATTTTGGATGCACAAGCGACAGGCGAATCAATCAAGATTTGGCGCGTCGTTGTTGACGAAAGTGTCAAAACTCAAATCGGTGAAGATCCAAATAAAAAGGATGCTTATCCTGCTAAGTTTGGATACGCCAAAATTACTGATGATGTCGAATTTAACGACGGAGTAGAAGAGTTTGTTGAGCTTTCGTACACGGCTGGCGTTGTAGGTCGTTTGCAAGATGGTAAATTCCCACTTTCTGCTGAGGAATTGGCTGTGTTGAACAACATCTACGCTTACCAAAACCCAGGCGAAACAACAGGCGACTACGACAACATTCAACGCTAAATTTTAGAAAGGTGGCTGTCATAGGTCGCCTTTTTATTTTGTATAAAAGGAGAAAAATCATATATGGAAATTAAACTCGGCAATAAAGTCATCGAAATTAAATTTGATTACCGTTTAATGTTTAAAATCGACAAAGAAATGGCAACAAAGGATGAGAATGGCCAATCTTCAGGAAATGGAGTTGGGGCTCTCTTCTTCAAGATTGTGAACCGTGATGACCAAGGTATTGTTGACTTGATCCAATTTTGCGGGAGCAAAAAAGGAAAGGCGGTAACTGAGGACGAGGCGTTATCAGCAATCGAGGATTACTTCGAGAACGCAGAGTCAGATGATCCGCAAGAAGAACTGTTTAAAGAAATTGAAACAGAGATGGTACAATCAGGTTTTTTCAAGAAGAAGATTTTGAAATATATCGAAAACATGAAGTTAGGGAAGGAATTGGCAGAGAGTCAAGCCAAGGACAACGACCCGACAGCAACCGCGCAGGTCAAAGCGATTTCCGAAATTATTGGAAAGATGGAAAGCGTAGTGTCTTAACAGAATGCGCAAAACTTGGCCTTACAGACCAAGAAACGATTTTAAATTGTAACAAGTGGGAATTAGAGGCGATTCAGGAAGGTCTTTATTACAAACAAATTGAGTTTAGAGAGGCTTTGTCTGGTCTAGCGATCGAAATGCGGTATGCTCTCAATGCTAAAAAGATGGATGCCAAAAAGCTTAGCAAGAAGAAGGATAAAGAAACCATTCGAAGAGCTTTCAATAAACCTACAAAACAAGAAATCAAGAATAAAGGTGAATTCGTGGCTATGCTTGAGAGAGCTAGCCAGATGTTTGCCAAAAGAAATTAAGTAGCAAAGGAGGTGGATGCATGTCTTACGATGGTTCAATTTTTGCGTTTATCGGAGCCGATACTAAAGACTACGAAAAAGCTATGAACGATGTTATAGCCACTACTAAGAAAGCCTTTGACGACGCTCAAAAGGCTGCAGTCAATAGTTCTAACCAGATGATCCAAAAAATCGGACAACTGATGAATGAATTAGCGAGTAATACTGGCAGTATTGGTAGCAAAATCGGACAAGGTTTCAAAGGTGGCCTAAATATTGCTCTTGGTGAAATCCAACGTATTGCATCCAATATCGGGCAACGTTTACCTGAACCCATACAAGCCGGGCTGAATAAAATAAGTCAGGGGTTTGCTAATCTTGGAGCTAAAATTTCTGGAGCGCTATCTCCAATCACAAGCAAAGTTTCATCTATAGGCAATGCGGTTAGTCAAAAATTAGGGAGTGCGTTTAGTGCAGTATCTAATAAGGCTAGCAATTTTGTGAATCAGGTTAGTAATTCTCTCGGTGGAAAACTAATTGGTAAGATTAGTTCTTTGTCCAGCAAGATTACCAGTGGTTTAGGAAATGCGTTTCAACAAGCGGGTAGTAAAGCCACTAATGCTTTAATGGGCATTGTAAATCACACAAATCAGGCTGCATCTGCTACAAGTAATCTTATCAAGACAGCTCTTGGTATTTCCGCAGCATACGCAGGATTCAACTTTATCAAGAACGCAATTGGTGGTGCGGTTACTAAGTCAGCTGACTTTGAAGCTCGAATGAGTAGCATTAAAGCAGTTACTGGTTCTAGTGCTGACGTGATGAAACAGTTCCACGATGCAGCGATTAAAGCGGGTGCTGATACGGCATTCTCTGCTACTGAAGCAGCAGATGCCATTGAAGAACTATCAAAAGCTGGGGTATCTACCAAAGATATTTTAAACGGCGGCCTAACAGGTGCCTTGAACTTAGCTACAGCTGGGGAACTCGATCTGAAAGAAGCTGCAGAAATTGCTTCAACTGCTTTAAATGCCTTCAAACGAGACAATTTGAGCGTAGTAGATGCAGCAAACCAATTAGCGGGTGCTGCGAACGCTTCAGCAACAGATGTCCACGAATTGAAATACGGTCTTTCTATGGTTGCGCCAGTTGCTAGCGGTCTGGGTTTGTCCTTTAAGGATACGACTAACGCGCTGGCAGTATTCGCACAGAATGGTCTGAAAGGATCTGATGCGGGTACGTCACTTAAAACAATGTTGATGAACTTGCAACCTCAGACTAAAGGTCAATATAATGCGATGAAACAATTAGGTATCATCACAGAAGATGGTGCTAATAGGTTCTTTACTGCCGAAGGTAAAATCCGCTCATTTGCAGAAATTTCTCAAGTGTTGAAAGAAAGTCTTAGCGGGTTAACGCAACAACAGCAACAACAAGCATTAAAGACATTGTTCGGTACTGATGCGGTTCGTGCTGCCACCATCGCGATGAACGAAGGGGCAGACGGAGCAAACAAAATGCAGGCAGAAATCAGCAAGGTTACTGCAGCAGAAGTAGCAGCGGAAAAGTTGAATAACTTAAAAGGTGCTATTGAAGGTTTGAGTGGATCATTTGAAACGCTACAAATCAAGCTTGGTGAATCTGTCTTGCCACTATTTACTACGATTGTAAAATATGTGGATAAGTTAGTGGATAAGTTCAGTCAGTCTCAAGCAGTTCAGAAATTTACTGATGCCATGGCTACTATCAATCCCGTCTTAGACCATTTTCTGAACGGGACCAAGCTGGCAGACGGCACTATGGAAAAATTCAAAAGCACGATGTCATCTGCTGCACCTATTCTCAGTTTGATAGGTGGTCTCCTTGTATTTAGTCCTGCGACTAAAGGTTTGACGCTGTTAACGGGTCTCTTGGGAGGTCTTGGTGGCAAAATCATTAGCTTCGGTGGTGTCATAGGCGGTGTGTTCAATAATGCTGCAGGATATATCGGAGCGTTTTCTGCTAAAATCGGTGGTATTCCTGGCGTTTTAGGAGGAGCTGCTTCTAAAGGTGTTAGCGTGCTTGGCATGATGTCACAAGGTATTGCATCGGTCATGAGTGTGGCTTTAGCAGCTATCGGTCCTGCTGCAATACTTGGTCTTGTAGTAGCTGGATTGGGAATCATTAACAATCAATTCGGTACTCAAATAGACCAGTTACTAAACACAGTAACGACTAAAGGCCCTCAAATCATCCAAAACCTTGTATTAGGTATAACCACTCAAATCCCTGCTTTGATTGCTTCGGGCGCGGATTTGATAACAAAATTCGCTAATGCATTTGCGACTATGTTCCCAGTCTTGGTTCAAGCTGGGGTTGATTTGATTGGTAGTTTGGTTCAAGGTGTAGGCCAAAACGCTACGTCTCTAATTAGTTCGGCGATAACCGTTATCGGAACTTTTGTACAATCTATCGCTAGCGCCCTACCACAACTTCTTGGTATGGGTGTTGAATTACTAGCAAATCTAGTGCAAGGTGTCCTGAACAACCTTCCACAGATTTTGCAATCAGCCCAACAGGCAGTCACTACATTCTTGACCGGTATTGGTCAGCAAATGCCACAGATTATCCAAAATGGTATTCAGATTTTACAAAACCTTGTAAACGGCGTTATCCAATCACTACCAACGATTCTAAATATTGCTGTTCAAGTTATTACATCCTTTATTCAGGGTATAGTATCTAACTTACCTTCGATTATTCAAGGTGGTATACAACTAATCATGTCTTTGGTGACTGGATTAATAAACGCTTTGCCACAAATTGCTCAATCAGGGGCTCAAATCATCGGAGCGTTGATAAAAGGTTTAGCAACTGCTGTCCCTCAACTAATTATGGGTGGTGTAGAGTTGATAGCTAAATTAGTCTTTGGATTAATCACTGGTATACCTAAGATTGTTGAAGCTGGAGGCAAAATCATTGGCGAGCTAGGCAAGGCAATGCTTGGAGCAATCCCTGAAGCTATTGGTAATGTTGCTAAATCCGTAGGAGATTTCTTCGGAGGTATGTGGGATTGGATCACTGGCAAAACAGATGAAGGCGCAGAGAAGGTCAAGGCCAAAACCTCAGAAATGGCTGATTCTGTATCGTCTAAAACCTCAGAAATGTCCGTGAATGCGCAGAACAACGTTTCTGCCCTCAAAGAAGGCGTGCAATCAAGTATAAGTATGTTAAGCTTGAATGCTACGAATTCAAGTGCGACTATGATGACTAACGTAAACAATAATATGCTAGGCATGCAAACCAACGCTACAATGCAAGCTCAGATGATGCAAACAAACGTTGGAACATCCATGGATTTGATGGGCGTTGATACTCTTAATAAAGCTACGAACATGCAGACTAATGTTGATGCAACCATGCAAAACATGACTGCTAACGCAAGTTTGAACGCACAAAACCTTGCAACCAATGTATCTACTAGCATGTCTCAAGCTCAAGTGAATGCAACAGCTCAAGCTCAAGCCATGCAGACCAATGTGGGCACAAGCCTGAACACCTTGAATGCTAATGCAGGAACTACAATGCAGTCTCTGCAGAATGTATCTAATACAGCCTTTCAAGGTGTTAATGCTGGAGCGACAGCATCAACTGCACAAGCTTCTGCAAATGTACAGGCGAACTACAATGCGATGCAGACTGCTGCTCAAATAAATACTGCTGCAGTCCAAGCTGTAACAGCGACTAATTTAGCAGCAGCAGAGATGGTCGCTCAAACCAAGACTGCAAGTATCGCAAACATTGTTACTTCCAACCTTAAGAAAGCTGAAACGAACACTACAAGCGCGATGAACGGGATCGCTAAAACCATAACAGATGGATTGAACAAGGTTAATCAAGTCGCTTCGAGCGCTGGGAATAGGATTGCACAATCATTTATTAATACATTTAATAAAGCCAGAAGCGCAACTCAATCCGGAATGTCTGCGGTAGTATCTGCTATCCAAAGTGGAATGAGTAGAGCTGTTAGCGTGTCTCAAAGCACCAGTAGCTCAATTGTGTCAGCGTTTAGCCATCTTGGTTCATCGCTTCAAACCGTTGGATATTATGCAGGAATAGGCCTCTATAATGGTTTGGCAGGAATGGCTGGCAGTCTTTACTCACTCGCATACTCAATCGCTTCCAATATCGCTAATGTGATGCGCTCTGCTTTGGATATCCACTCTCCATCTCGAGTGACATCTTCTATCGGTAGTTTTACTGGTGAGGGGATGTACAACGGTATGTCTGATTGGGTCAAGAAGATTAATGGAGTAGCCAAACAATACGCTACTGCGATTACTGATCAGCGTTATGGAGTAGACAGCTTAATCACTACATCGGCAAGCGTGAACAATACTGGCTTACGCTCATCACTCGAAAATCTCAGCGATGACGTTCGAAACTCTCAATTATCAGATACTAAATTCGAAATCCACAATGAAATTGTCGGAGATAAGATTTACACATCTGTTAAAGAAAGAGAAGCGCGTTTGAGAGCGAAAGATGATTACTTTAGCTACGCATAGAAAGGCAACTAAATGGATTTATTGATTACACATGCTAATGCTGAAACAAGACTGTCTCAGCTTGGCATCTATAACATTACAATTGATGACAGTTCGCCTTCTATTGAGGTGGATAGGCGAACAGTGAAGGGGCGCAGTGGTTATATCCATGATGGAATAACATTACGTCAGAAACTTATAAAAGTTACGGGTAGGCTGGCTGTTGCTAGCCTTTCGGCTTTTATGGAAAAACAAGACGAGCTTGCAGGTTGGTTATATGGTGACGAGCCTTATTTTGTAACCAAAATGCACCCGACACAAGATGATTTGTACGAATTCGAATTACCAGGAGCAAAAAACGGAGATTTAAACCTCTTAGATATTCCTCACACAGCCTGGAAATATCGATACAAAGTGCATATAAACACCGAAATTGAGTATTCGTTCATCGGCAAGTCACAAGCAGGCTTAAAATATGATGTTTCGTTTGAACTCGCAACAGCAGAACTGCCGTTCGGAGAAACAAAGCCGACTGATATCACATTAAGCGGAGGAACTATTCCATACAATGGAACAGCAGCATTAAATCAGCTCGAAACGCCTTACACAATCGAGCTGGCTTCGAGCGCAATACAAAATAGTTTCTTTTTGGAGATCGATGGCAGGAGATGGAGCTATGTCCACACAGAAACGGCTATTCAAGCCGGCCAGAAATTGTTGCTATCTGGTGTGGAATCCAATCTATACAAGGGTGTTGCGACATCAGATTTAAACATTAATAACAGAACAAATTATGAATATTTTGTAATTAGGCCAAATCCTCAGAAACAAGTGAGGTATTCAACTAATTTTAGAGGAACAATCCGAATTCTTGGTTTTAAAGAACTGTATAAGTAGGGAGGTGATAATTTGATTACATTTTTAGATGAGAAAGATAATGAATATAACGCCCAGGTAGCATATTCAACGACCAGCTCTGTGAATGGCGAATTATCAATCAAAGGAACTATTTATACAAACCAAAAGGTTCTCCACGGGATAGATCGAGGGTGGCGACTGAGATTAGATGATGAATATTATCGGATTATCTACGCAAAACCCAATGACACTGGCAGACAAATAGAAGTTGAATTTGATGCCGTGCATCAATTCTTCTACGATATGTCCAAAATGTCATTGTATGAAACCTTGGAAGGTTCAAAGCCTATCAGAACATATTTAGATGCTATATTCAAAGGGACCTCTTACCGCTATGTTCTAGAAGTTGAAGTTGGGTCCATCAGAAAAGAGAATTTTGGTAATAAATCAAGGTTGAATCTCTTTAACGACCTTATCAAGCAAGCTAATTTAGAGTTTTCTGTCAGTGGCCATGTCGTGCGGATTTTGAAGAATATCGGGACAGACCAGTCTGCCATTGTCAGAAAAAACTTTAACATGAATGAGCTTACGATCGAGAAGGATATCAACAGCTTTGTTACTTATCAGCGTGGGCTGGGGATGTGGAAAGATGAAGAAAACCACGATTTAGGAAGATACGAAGCTGTGTACGAGAGCCCACTAGCTCAAATATACGGTCGAATAGAAGCCGAGCCAGTTGTTGACGAGCGGTACAAAGAAACAGGTAAGCTTTTAGAACGTCTTAAAACTAATGTTGATAACTCTTATAAAGTCTCAATATCAATAGATATGGAAGATCTGACAAAGGCAGGGTATAAGTTGTCAGAGCCTCGAGCAGGCGACTATATCATGGCAGTCAATGAGACCTTAGGATTGAGAAAGAAAATCAGAATCGTTTCGCTCATTAGTGAGTATGATGTTTCTGGTAAACTAATCAGTCGAAAAGTAACGTGTAATGATATTGGCTCTGTTAAACGGAATTCGGGTGAGATGAACACTCTTTCCAGATCAGTCACTAACTCGCTGGAAAATAGCGCTAGAGCTTTAGACGTGGCTACACAAGCCCTTACTTCTGCTGACGGAAAGAATACAAATTATTTTGGAGATAAGAAACCGGCCGATATCCCAAAAGGCACATTAAAAAAAGGCGATCGATTGTTTTTGACAGTCGGAGACAAAAAAGTGCTTTATTTTTGGAACGGAGCTGAGTGGGAGCTTGAACCGACCGAGTTTGATAGTGACAAGTTTAACGCAGAATTTGACCGCAAGGCTGAAGCAATAAATAAAAATATCCAACAAGTCGATAACAAAGCCTCCGAAGCCTTGACAAAAGCTGACGCAATTGTTGATAGCCAAGAGTTACTGGATAAAATTAATGCCCATCTATATTCAGACGCTAATAATGATGACAACGGAATCTTAGGTAAAAAGTTTCGATTGCAACGAGAAGCCAACCGTTCGACTCGAAATATAGCGACATCAACTAGAGATAAGCTCACAGACTACCAACGCACAAACGACGAGAATCTAGTCCGCATTGGTCAGCAACTGGACAACACGGTCAGCAAGGCCGAAATGAAGCAGACGGCAGACGGGATCAGAGAGACGATTCTAGAGCTTCAGACCAATGGCTCAGGCGGGCCGAATATGATCCGCAACTCACGAGCGGATGATGGATTGCAGTATTGGGAAACTCAGAGTGTTAACTTCCAGAGTCACGTATTCTATTTCAACGGTCAGAAGCGGATGTTTGCTTTGACTGGTGTATCTTGGATGAAATCTCCGAGGTTTCTGCTCAAAAAGAATACAGCCTACATGCTGAACTTCTTCGGTTTTAACTCAGGAAATACAAAGAGTTTAAGGGTCTACATCCGTAAGCGTAAGAAGGGTGAGACGCAAGACTACACATCCGAAGAGTTGCTGTTTAACCCTACGACCATACCGTTTCTTAGCCACGTTGAAGCCGTCAAGAAATCCTTTAAATTTAATACAGGGGATTTTGATGAAGGCTATCTCTATATTTTTAATGGAGGGCCTAACAACGGTTCAGATAAATGGTCTGGTGTATTCCTGACCGAGTTCGACCTATACGAAGGCACAACTGATCGCAAATGGCAACCAGCGCCTGAAGATGGCGCAGAGTGGCTAAATGGTAAGATAACCACATTAGACCGCACGTTAGATGGCATTAGAGCAACTGTCACGGAAGCTAAGAGCTACATCGACGCAGACGGGCAGAGAAGACAAGAGATAAACCAGCTTATCAGAGACGAGACAGCCAAGGGTATCAACACAGTCTTATCTACAGTCGAGCAATCAGGCTATGCCAAACGCACAGAGATACAGTCTATCACAGAGACGCAAAAGCTCTATGACCGCATTATTGGCACGACAGAAGACGGGATCAAGCAGAACATTGCTCGGATGACATTGACGGACAGTCTGTTTCAAACAGAAGTAAGCAAAGCGATAGATAAAAACTTTAATTCGGTTAACCAAGTTACCGACCCTTACGAGCTCGCGAATCATCAAGTTGATAGATTTTCAGCTTTAGAAAATTTTACCCTCGAACAGGTGAAAGGCTCTCCTTACAGTAAATTGTGTTTTACGATTAAGGAGTCAGGCGATAGAAGGCTGTTCATACCTTTGAACAACCTCCCGGAAGATATGAGGCAATTCTCTTACTCCGTTAAAATCGAAACGACAGGTAACGCTAGTGTCTTCGCTATCTCTCTTCGGGGGAGCACGAACACATATTGGTCTCTAAGTAAAAAAGTGAATGGGGACATTTACAGCGGGACTTCATCAGTTCTAAACTCGGCTCAGAAGGTCAGTCCAGATTTAATGATTACTTTCGGCGGAACTGGATCGGTTAAAGTCAGTATGCCTATTGTAATCGATGGAACAGAGCCGAATGCGAATTATGAGCCGAACAAATTAGAGCGGTTGTTTACTCAATCTGAGAAGACAAATCAAACTGTACGAAGCATGGAAACATTGCTTAATGGATCTTGGTCTGTTAAACATCTAAATTCAGCTGGTGACATTGTTGGACAAGTTAATTTAACGGACGGTGACTTTAGATTTGTTGGTAAGAGATTTCATATCACAGGCGAAACGCTGATAGACAACGCATCAATCAAGAGTGCTGCTATTGAAAGTATAGAAGCTAACAAGATACGAGCGGGAACACTTGATGCTCACTTGGTCAACATCATTAATCTTAACGCTAACAGCATTACTGCAGGAGCTATCAATGGTATTGATATTCGAGGATCTGTCTTTTCTGGCCAAAACAACGAGTTTGTGATCGACGCTAAGAAAAACGAACTCTTATTCAACAAGTACACATTGATGACTTTTTACAACAAAAAAACCAACAATTGGTCTCTAATCAGTACTGGCGACCGACTAGGCAATGGCCTTGGATCCGGAATCGTGATAGCTAGCGGTGTAAACCCTACGTTGTTGAATAACCTAAGAAACGAACCTACAGACAGACGTGACTTACTCACCCCGTTGAGTAAAACAGATTCATACATTTCGTTAGCATCAAATGGAACGTACAGTGGGGTTGATATTGTAACCAAGACGTACTTTCATGCCAGGAACAATTCTGGTAACCCAGGAGCGTGTGGGATTGGATTTGGTGATGGAGATACTAGGGATAAAGATAGCGCCTATATATATGGTTATAAGACAAGCGTTTCAGGCAGAAACACTCTGAGCCTTAATGGTCTGCAAAGGCTGTCTATGGAATCAAAGGGACAAATAAGTATTGTTGGTAATGACCTTGAAATAATTAAAGGAAACAAGAGCCTTATAGCTTATTTCAACGGTCTAGCTCAATTAGTTAAGCGAGTAGCAGAACATGCGGGCTGGAAGAACGTGACTGACTACTCAATTTAAAAAAGGAAAGTGTGAATTATGCAAGAACAAACATATCAACTTATTGTTGATGAACTATCGGCAAAGATTGGCGAGCAATCTGTTGAAATTGCTGAACTTCGGACGATCGCGATGATTAAGAATGAAGAATTGGAGAAATCCGAAAAAATGTTCAAAGAGATGCAAGCTATCATTGAACACAATGAAGAGCTGAAGAATCTATTTGAAGAAACTAAAAAGAAATTCGAGGAGGAAAATGCATGACATTTGAAGTAAAAGATGCGTCAGGTCAATACGGCCCCGACGGAACTGTCATCAAAACGATTGTAACGATCTACCAACAACAGCCATATTATGCGACTGCTGCATTTCCACTTGACGGCGACCATACGCACAAAGAGGCAAATGAGCTGTTGGAAATGATTAAGCAGGAGTTTTTTAAAGAGCATTATACAGCGTATGCATTTAAAGAGCTGGATAAATCAGTATCTAGCCAAAACGAGAAGGTAGATAAACTTACCAAGCTTGCAGAAGCTACTGTCTTAGCTGTAGCTACTAACAAGGATAATCCAGTAGACCCTACGATTTACAAGCGTTATTTAGAACTCATTGATCCAGCAGTAACTGGCAAGTTGTATCACGCTTATGATGTATTTAGCCTCGAGGACGCTTCGCACGAGGAGAAATTCGGGGAAGGCAAGCGCGTATTAGTACAAGTCAACAAAGACTTCACTTACGATGGCCAGTCGGTATCTGAGTTTAAAACAGGCGGTTCGCTCGAACTTGCTGGCGTTGGTGCAGCATTCCCTTGGGCGATGCCTAAAGAATAGAGAGGGGGTGAGACATGGAAGTATTTGAATGGTCTCATAAGCTACGTGATATCGTTAATACACAAGATAAATTAATCGTCTTTACTTTAACACTTATCATGGGAGCTATGGTAATCGATTTTTTGACTGGTACGTTAGCAGCTCGAGTTAATCCCAACATTGACTTTAAGAGCAAGGAAGGCATCAATGGCATTCTACGCAAACTAGCCAGTATCGCTCTTTTGAGCTTTTGCATTCCGCTTTCCATTCTGTTGCCGGAGGGCATAGGATTAGGTGCATTGCAGATTTTATATATCGGTTATTTGTTTTTCGAGCTAAAATCAATCTTAGAAAATTTTGATAAGCTCGGTATTAATACGATGATGTTTAAGGACTTCATCGAGAAATTTTCAAACATCGAAAAGAAAGAAAAAGAGGAAAAATAACATGGATCAAATAACAAGCATTATTACTTCATCAGCTATGAGCATTTTAGTTGTATTAACTGGGATCGTGGTTCAAGCAATTAAAAAATACTTGCTTATGCGCGGGGGTAGAAAAGCAATCGAGATCGTTGAAATCTTGGCAAAGAACGCTGTACGAGCTACAGAACAAGTTGCGGACAAGTTGGATATCCACGGGACAGATAAGTTGGAACACGCTAAAACAAGCTTGATTGAGGGCCTTGAGTCGCAAAATATCCACTTGACGAATCAAGAACTTAATACGTTTATCGAAGCAGCAGTTAAAAAAGCTAACGACGAATGGAAAAAATAGGAGATAGACAATGAGTGTACAACAATCTATTGTTAACGGTTTTACTAGTCGACGAGGACTAATTACATATTCAATGCTCGGTTCTCGTAACGGTTCAGACGGGACTGGGGACTGTTCGGGTATCATGTCGCAAGTATTGAAAGAAGCAGGAATCAAGATCATCGGCTTGCCGTCAACGGTAACACTTGGCCAGCAACTTGCAAATAATAGCTTTTATCGCATAAGTATCAATCAAGACTGGGACGCTCAAACGGGCGATATCGTTCTTATAAGCTGGGGCGCTGATATGTCAACATCTGGCGGTGCTGGTGGTCACGTCGGAGCAATGCTAGACTCAGTCAACTTTATCAGTTGCGATTACTCAACTCAAGGAGCGCCTGGACAAGCTATCAACACTTATCCGTGGGATTACTACTACAATGCTAATAATCCAACTTATATTGAGGTATGGCGCTACAATGGCAATGCGCCAGAAAAACCATTGCCTAACACAGCAGTAGCTCCGTCTGACTCACGTAAACCAAGTAGCAAGGCTTATTATTTGGCAAATGATGTTCAATTCGTTAATGGCATTTACCAAATCAAATGTGATTATCTATGTCCTGTCGGCTTCGACTGGACAGAAAACGGAATCCCTGTTAGCTTGGTTAACTGGGTTGACGAGAATGGCAATCATGTACCAGATGGCGAAGACAAAGATTTTAAGGCAGGTATGTACTTTAGCTTTGAAGTAGACGAAGTGCACATCACCGACACTGGCGATGGTGGCTACTATGGTGGATATTACTACCGAAGCTTTGAATTCGGACAATACGGCACAGTCTGGCTCTCGGTCTGGGATAAGGACGATCTGGTAAATTACTACAACTAAAAACTAAAAAAATAAAAAATAGAAATATTAAAATTTAATTCAACCCTACCGGCTCAATGCTGGTAGGGCTTTTTTCGTTTAAACGGAAAATTTTAAAAATGTCTATTATAACAGAAAATCTTTTGATTTATTTACTGGATAGTGGTATAATATTTGTACACAAATTTTAAACAATCTACTAGATAACCAAGTGCAGAGAGGGTGATACCTTGCTTGGATTATGTGCATAATTCCCGTTGCGCTTGTTGTGAGATATTGCAGGAAGATAAGCAACTCTCTTCTGGGCGATCGGAAGAGGTCATGAAGTGTAAGAAGATTGAGGGTGTACATAGTATAGAGATTGTGCGTAGTTAGATCATTATCATACGGTGGCGGTGATAATAGACGCTCTCTGTGAGAGAATAATCTGGATAGGCCTTATGTAGCAGTAAGAACCAACCCAGAAATGCTAAAATAAACCGTTTTGCACTTGAGGCCGAGCAATCGGCCAATAACGCTAAAGATAAGTATAAGTAGCCCAAATTGTGCAGAGAATTTACAAGATATATTGTGCTAAAATATTAATCTGAATGTCGGGTGAAAGTTGGACGTAACCAGTCGTGCCTAGCCATTAAACCGCTACGGAAGTTACAGGGTCGCTCCTTGTGGCTCAGACCGTGGTAGGCTATCGGTCAATAAATTGCGTACAATCGAAGTAGAGCGAAGGCTCATTTGATAGATTGTTTAAAGTTTGTGTCTGCTCTTGCGTAATGTAAGAGTTTTTTTATTTTAAAAAAATTATATTTTATTGGAAAATTTTACGAATAAATAAGGTGGAGGTGCAAAAATGAAAATACTAAATACTGAAATCGCACATATCAACGAGTCTAAACTTGGTTTTGAGCATTGGGTAGATGTGACTTATCAGGCCCCTATTTTAACCAATACATACACTGTTAGAGTCATGTTGTTACTTGCCTTTAAAACCGAAGATCCTGAAGTAATAGACTACATAGTCAGAGAGTGGAAACGACGGGATATTATCCATCACTCGTTCTTGATGTATGAGCAGGAAAAGAGGGGCAAAAAAGGGGCATAAGTTTAAAACTTTTGTATTTTTATAGTAGAAACAGAAACAGGTTTACTGCTTATATATGCTTATTTTGCAATGTTTTCTTCTATTTAACATCTATAAACTAGTCGTGCCAATGATGGGCGGTATGATGTAGAATAAAATATAAACCCTTGATACATCAAGGGTTTTACGTATTTTTTCTTGTGG